GTTCATGCAGCGTTTGGTCGGGCCGATATACAAGATGGATGATTCCGATTTAAATAACGCGTTCAAGACGCTCATGTTTGGTCTGTGGAGCTTTGCTCAATTTCGGCTCGGCCATTTCGATTTCATCGCGGAGGATCTGAAAAAAATTGTTCGCAGCAAGTAAATGAAACGCGCGCTCGCGCTGATCGCTATGTTGGCGTCCAGTGCCTCAGCAGCGGCGGTCGCAGTGACGGTAGCGACAAAACCAAAAACTGAATACACATACGATTTTATAGTGAATGCTCCGTCACCACGCGAAATCTCCCATGATGATTATGGCATTCACATCACTGACATTCGTATGGATGGCACTCGTGTCACACCGGAACAAATTGAGATTCTCGTCGAACCAGGGCACGCAAAGTGTAACAGCAAAGAACAGGGGTATGAATGTGACGCAGATGTCTATGGAATGATTGATGATGAACCGCCGGGTCCTGAATACGAAGACCTCACCTGGAGTGCATGGAAAGATGGAGAGACACCCATTGGTACAAAGATCTTTACTATCACGTCTCGAAACAAAGTGTCGCAATTCACTATCGATTACTTTAGACCAACATATGTACCTGGTTTCATTATAAAGGAAAATGGCGTCGAGGTACTCAAAGAAACCGAGAGCTCTGGAAGTGATGAAACTGAACCCACACCGAAAACCATCACATACTCAATCGCATAAAAATAATATCACGGATGAGTAGAATGAAACGCGCGCTCGCGTTGCTCGTTATGTTAGCAACAATAATCTGAAAAAAAATTGTTAAGTAAGTATATATATGACTTTGGTACTACTTTTACTTTTCTTACTCTTCGTGTGTTTCGTTGTCGCGGGTGGGTACTACGCGTACAAAAATATGGGTACCTCGACGACAACTCTCACAATCACGGAAGATGGTGCTTTCGTCACAGGAAATTACAAAATGCGAGAACAATACATCCAGGCGCCAAGTGTAAAGGAGTGCCACGGTGAGAATCCACCACCATGGTGTGGCGAGTATGACAAAAGCAATGAAGGGTTTGCATTTGTGTACGATTTGAGTCTGGGTGATATAAAAAATCCATTATATACCGAGTGTCCAGCCGGAGGACATGCCTGTTGGTACACTGAAAAGTACGATAGTGAGGGTACTTTAACGGCTATAACTGATAAAGATGGTGTGTCGTTATTAGACAAAATCGCTGATGATATATGGGACGATAAATTGGACTCTGAATCACCATTGATTGCGGACATATCAAGCGGTGTGGAGATGAAAGATGGTTCGATGGTTGCAAAAAAGAATCTTGAAATGGGGGGTGGTATGGCGGTCAAAGTCGGTGAAAAACTAAAACCAACCGATCTCCCTGCAACTGTCTACTTTGTCGCGCTTTTTGTGGCGATGAAAACCGCTGGCATGAAAAAACCTGGCAAAATAGTTTTAAATGTCGCGAATGCGAAAGATACATTTGACAAAATGGTCGACGACCCTAAACCCTCTAAAATTGGGACGACGAAGTCCGATTCAAAATTTAAGCCTGCCTTGACAGAGGACGCCAGCCAATATATCACGGCCGATGGCAAGAAGTTTTGAATGCAAGCGGCCTGATTCGAAATTTAAATAATGTTGGCGGATAAGTAGAATGAAACGCGCGCTCGCGCTACTCGCTATGTTGGCGTCCAGTGCTTCATCAACGGCGGCCGCGGTCATGGCGCTGATGAAACAGGGAAAAACAGAAACAGAAATAGTGGCTGAACCTGAACCTGTAGACCCCATCATGAAAAAAGAGATGAACGCCAAGGTGTACAAGAAATCAGATTGCACGGGTCCGACGTTCCACGTGGTAAACATCAGACCGAACGGCACGATGAAAGTTGAAGACAGTGGGGGTACGTGGAACGGTGTGGGTCCGAATAAGGCGTGCTGCATCGAAACCGCGAACGCACGCATCACTGGTACGTATAAAGTCAACGGCATAGAGAAAGATGTGTTGATAGAGGCCGACGGGAAACACGACATCGAGGGAACGTCGTGCGGTGCAAACTACAAGCTCACGTGGGCGCCGATTGAATAAAATAAATCTCTGCATATAACAACTATGTCTTTCTTGCTTGGACCGCTCGGTGGTCCGATTCGAAAAGCGCTTGGAATCCCGACACTCGACATTCCCGGTACGAGTTTCGATTTTTATAACGTATTCGATTCGCCGAAGAAGACGAGCGCGTCGAACATCGCGTGTAACTTGTGCTTGTGCCTATGCTGCGCTATGATGGTCAAGAACCTCGTGTCGTTTCCGTTCAAGACACCGCCGGTGCTGGTCTGTCTCGCCATCGCGTGTTGCTGCTCGAGCATCACGACCAAAAATCTTTACGACGAGGGCGTCGCGCGATTCCCCCAGGGCGCTGCACCGACGAGCGAGGCGGAGGCGCCAGTCGAGAAGGCCGAAAAGGCGGATTAGAAAAAGTCATCCGTGCGATACAGCGTCACATCGAAAGGATTCGTCTTGCCGGTGACGGATACCTGTTCACCACCGTAGAACTCACGACACCCGATGTCCTCCACGCAATCTCTCCCGTCATGCGTGATCGGCACAGAAAATAGGTTCGTGACGCCCGTCGTCGTCCAGTAGTGATAGCGGTCCCGGTGTCCCCGCGTGACTCGTCCATACAGAGGCAGCGTTGTCGTGCCATCGGTCAACAGGCCCATCTGGTGGCTGCGTCCGGGTTTGTACGTCTTCACGGGCGCGGCGCGGAACTCGGGCGTGCGGCGCACTTCGCGGCGCGTCGACAGGGGGCGCACACTCACGACGGTCGGGCGCGGGCGCACCGATGGCGTGGGTTTCCATTGACTGATGAGGGCGACGATGAGTGCGATGACCACAAGGGTCAAAACTTGAATTTTGTGTACGTTTTTCATCTTACTCTACGTTGAGATTTTAATGCATTTCCACGAGAATCCACTGTGTTCGCCCGCGTTCCAGGGCGTGAACTCGGCGTCGATCTCTAGGGCGTCGCCCGGTTTCAACGCCTGGACCGGTCTCCCACCGGTGACTTGGCACATCACGCGCCTGTACCTGTATGGCACTTTGAGCGTTAAAATACGACCAACGAGCGGATTCTCTATGTTTGAGGAGCGCAGGTAGCCGCGTTTTTTCTCGTGTGTGCGCGCGACGGCGAGCGTCGCGGTCTCGTCGAGTTTCACTCGTATGTATTGTTTCTCGTTGTGTTCATAAATCGACTGGTATAGATTTGCGTGAAAATGCATCTCTGCTTGAAATGTGTCTTTGCTTTTATTTTAAGTGATTTCACGCGCGTTTTTTTTGACCGCCTATGGTAGGAATCGCCATGTTGGCGATGAACAAAATGTCAGTCGGCGTCGGTGGCGGTGGTCGATTACCACGGAAGAGTCAAAACGTGGAAGTTTGGGACTGAGTTCTTGGTGAGAAACGCACTGGTGAAAGGACAAAGCCGCGCTCGGTCGGTGGACGCGCGATCAATTGGTAGACCTCGGTCCGACATTCATCAAACTAGGTCAGATCGCGTCCGCGAGGAGCGATTTGTACCCTGTCGAGTTCACGCGCGAGTTGGAGACGCTACAGGATGCCGTGCCGGCGGTCGCCTTCGAATCCATCAACGACCTCGTCGATGAGTCCGCGTTCGAGACGTTCGACCGCGAGCCGTTCAAATCGGCGTCGATCGGACAGGTACACCGCGCGACGCTTCACGGAGGCAAGGATGTGGTCGTGAAGATTCGGCGTCCCGGCGTCCTCGACCAGATGCAAATCGATACCGCGAACGTCGTGGAATTCATAGGATTTTTGAGTGCGATCGGTGTCGACACCGGCATGGGACGCGACATGTATGTGTTGAGGGAAAGTGTGGAAAATCTCCTCCGTGAGTGCGATTACGCAAACGAAATCGAGAACGCCGTGCGGTTCCGTCGCAATTTTAAGAAATGTTCATGGGTCAAGATACCTAAAGTTCACCGGAAGCTCTCAAGTAGCGATGCAATAGTGATGGAGTATGTCGCGAGTGAAAAGCTGGGCGAAATCACGGACCCGCGCGTCAATAAAGAGAAAGTTGCGCGCGCGCTCATGCGATCGTACGTGATACAGACCATGGAACACGGACTGTTTCACGCGACCCGCATCCCGGCAACATTGGGTTCCGGTCTGCAAACGGTGGCGAATTCGTGTTTTACGATTTTGGTCTGTGTATACCGATTTCGAACGAACTGAAGGAAGGTTTATTCGACGCCGTCGTACCACTGGTGACGCGTGATTCGCAAGGCGTCGTTGACGTGCTCACGAGACTTGGAATCATCGTGCCGAGCGCGGACGCAAATGATGTGGCAATATTTTTTGATAACGTTATCGAATACCTCGGGTCGGTAGATGTCAACGCACTGAGTGGGGAGTTATTGGCGGATCCACTGATGACGGAGTTGGCCCGAAACAAGCCATTTATAATACCGAGTCAGTTCGTGTACTTGGCGAAATCCTTCAGTTTGGTTGAAGGCCTGCTCAAATCCCTCGACCCAGACTTCGATTATGTGTCTTATTTGGAACCAGTCATCAAAGAAAACATGCCCGACGTGAAGCTAGACGTCGGTGATATGGCGGCGTCTGTCGCCGAAGTGCCGTCGCGCGTGCGTGCCATTTCTAAAGGAATCACGGGGCTCGAAAAGTCAAGGGCGAACTTGAAACGCCAGGTGAAATTGAATCGCAATGAAATCAGATACTCGCAGTATTCTATTCTGTTTCTGATGGTTGCGCTTGAATTCCGAGAGTCCAACGCGGTGGCGTTCGTGGTGTTTTCATCTTTGAGTTTATTCTTTCAAATTTTGAGGTTTCGGATTGAGTAGTCGGATTCGTTCTTTCAGCGCCTAAGCGTCCTGTTCTGGAGAATTTCCGGTAATGTGGCGTCTTTCCATATGATGCGCCCACGGTTATCACGGTCGGCTGATTCAGCGAAATCGCGGAGTGCGGCGTCTTCCTCTGCGGTCCACGAAGTCGATCTGTGGGCGTGTGATGCTTGTGTCACCTCCGCTCGCGTCACCCACGCGAGGTTCGACACGTGATTATTAGCACTATTGCCGTCGACATGCATTACCAGTGCCTTGCTCTCGGGGTTTTCCAAAAAAACGCTCGCGACGACGCGGGCCACTGGAATGCTCTTCGCGCACCCGTCTGTGAGCGTGAACATGAAAACGACGGCACCGTTGTTCTGGGTGCTTCCTGATCTCACGCGTCCAGATGTTAGGTTTTTTATACGTCCGTGCGACGAGACTTCGTGTGGCTCACGCAGATCGAAGAGTTCGCGGGGAATAGGTCGCCACTCTTCACCTTCGATGGTTTCGACGGGCTCGTATTCCCATACAAAGCCGTATGCAGTCTTCTTTCGTCCACGCAATACTTTTACGATGTCCTTGAACCCATTCTCCTTGTTCAGGTGACGAGCAGCGGATGTCACCGACTCGAATCTCCGTATAAACTCACGCGTTTCTTTATCAAGCATTCGAACGGGGCGCCGACCATTCTCGCATGTCGCGCTTCGTTTCGTGTTTGCACGTTGTTCCGCCACCGTCGCCCACCGAAGGTTTGTTAATGCGTTGTTTGACTTCTCACTCGGCTTGTAGTGATCGACCGTCGGCTTTGAGTCGGGGTTCGGTATAAACGCGCGCGCCACTATTCTGTGTGATTGAAGTGTCCCATCGAGCATCTTGCGCTGTCTATAACCAGCAGTGTTCACGTACCCTTTCAGCACGTGCTTCGTCGTCGCGCGTCTGACGCGTCCGAAGTTTGAAACCTCGTGCGCATCGGACTCAAACGTCGTCTTCCATATTTCTACGCCGCATCGACACAGGAGAAGCGCCGCGGCGTGTGATCCTCGTGTCGGTTCGGTGAAAGGTGTCATCGCGTCGCGAAGTGACGGTCTTCTATTTTTTCTTTTGTTTTTATTCAGAATCCAAGTCAAAAAACGATACATCGTCATCGTCTTCAGACTTCTTCTTCGGCTTGATTTTTTCGAGGAACTCTTGGTGCTCGTCGACGAGCGTCTGCGCGCGGCTTCGCTCGTCTTTCACGATGTCCTTAACTCGCTGACCCATGAGGTCGAGATCGTCTCGGCGTTGCCTTGCCAATCGTTTGCCGAACTTTCGAAACTCCTTCTGCGTTTTCTTCGTGCCACAAACAGTGACATTTCTCGTGGAGGCGGCGGTGACGGTGAACATGTGTTTAAGTTAAGCGAAGATTATTCTATCGACACAGATTTCACGCCCCCCATCGCGGCCTCGAGCTCGTCCATCGATTTGAAATATCTTTTCAAATCCTTTTCAAATCGCTTAAGTTTCACACGGTCGGGATCGTTTAAGTAAATCCACGCCAGGTTACATTTACTGTATTTCGTGTTCTTCTGGTTCTCGTTCGGCCGCCTTGGAATGAGCTTTGTCGACTTTTTCTTCTTCGAAGCGGTGGCTTTTCTCGGTTCGACGCGTCGAATGAACGAGAGTCCCATGAGCACCGTGTCGGCCAAATCGTCTTTCTTTTTTGATTCATAAAATAACGCCAACCAGTGCTTGTTGACGTCACCTTCTTCGAGTAAAAACTCCTCACAACGCACGATAGCGGCGTTCTTGCGCTTTTTATACATCTCTCTACCCGCGCCGACGCAGTCCGTAACTTTATGCTTCGCATCGTATATGATTGTCTCGGCGTCTGGACACTTGATGATGAAATATGTGTGAAGAAAGTGCTGAACAGAGACCATTTTCTTGTTCTTATTTGGCTGTTTTTCAATGAGAATTGTCGTCGCGTGTAAGAGCCATGGACGCTCGTCCAAGTGCTTCCTGAGAGACAGAAACAGACCGTCGGAATGTTGCGGGGGAACGCCGCCGCAATCCCAGTGTTTTATTTCACATGTGAGCTCATCGATGGCGCAAATCGCGAGATTACGAATGCCCACATCGATGCTCAGGAGCATCGTATTAACTAAAACTGCGAATTTTTAAACGCGCATTTATCGCTTCGGCATTTTCATTTTGAATTTTCCACCACCACCACCGCCTGCCGACATGGCGCCGGCACCGACGACGAGTACACAGCATAACACACAGCAGATTGCAGAGATGATCCCACCCATCTGACCCATTTGAGCAAATGGATTGATAGCCTTCGCGAGATCGTCGAGACCCTTCGACTCCTGCGTCGTCTTTTGCTTCGATCTCCGTTCGAAGGTCGCTCGCACTCTTATCGTTCGCGATGATCTCCGTCAATTTCTTTCCAATTTGCTGCGCCGTAAGTTCGACGCTCATGTTCTGGTCGAACTTACACGGTTGGCCGACACACTCGCGACGAGATCTGCCGGGGGCGGTACGCCGAGCTCCTTGTACACGTTCAAACCACACGGATCGATAGTTATGTCCTTCATGTTCATGTTTTGCGTCGGTTTCATCTGCTGAGAAATTTTGTTGATCTGTTCACTGCTCAACTTCACTTTGGTTTTGTTTTTGATGGACTTTTTCGTCTCGTTCATCTTCGAATCGAAACCAGAGATCCCGAGGAACCCAGTCTTTCGTTTGGACTCCTGTTTGACTTGTTCACCGATTTTGTCCACGATGGTGTTCATCATGTTCATGGCATCTTCCGCTTCGATATTTTGTACTGCCTTCATTTCGCCTTTAAAATTCTGAGTCGCTTCGAACGCACACTTCGCGTCGATGCCGCTCAAATTCATGTTCTGCACGGCAACCGTCTGCTGAGCCATGGACGACACTTGTTTCGACAGTGCCTCTTTCGTGATTTCGTTCACGACCTTCGTCTCGACGACGGTTTTCGACGAAGATGCACCCATCTCTGGTTAAGATACGCTGCGAAAAAAGTTCAAGTTAAAGGAGAGATCATCTTTTAAGAAAAGATGTCGTGGTGTTGGTGGTGCTGCCATGCCTTCGACGGTGAGCCTCTCCAAATGCCTCGACGACACGATCCCCTGCGCAACAAGTTTACGACCCAGGGCCATTTTTGCTCCTGGAGCTGCATGAAAGCTTTCGCCGTTGACAAATTTGGAGTCAACGCCGGGAGCGTCATCTGTGGAAACATCATCACGTACCGCAAAAAGAAATACGATAAGATTGGCTCCGTACCGATGGCGCCGAACCGATTCAGACTCATCGAATTCGGTGGCGACATGACCATCGAGGAGTTTCGGGCCAACTCGCTTCGCGACGAGGGCGTTTCTAAACACGTCGAGACGAGCGCACACGTGGAGCGATTGATTCCGTTTACGTCCGCCATCGAGGAAGCGTCGATGGCGGGCACAAAGAAGCGGGATAACGATGATGATCCCGCGCCCGGGCTCAAACTGAAGCGAACGAAGCCCTTGAAGAAGACTCACGCGAGTCTCGAAGACGCGCTCGGTTTAGTCATTAAGCCGAAACAGTTATCACAGGAAAAGCCTTTGTAAAGAAAAGTACAACGGTGACACTCTTTGACGTCGACGCACGCCTTCTTGATTTGACATTGTCCCGAGTTATATTTTTGTAATTGTGCCACTGTGTAGACGTCGTACTGAATCATTTTTTTCAACGGTGGGAATCCCATGCCTTTTCTCCCTTTTGTGTGAATTATTTGTTTAAGCCGACATACACGGGCACATCATTTTCTTCGCCTTCGCGGCCATCGCGATCGCGTCAACCATGGGCGGAACCATGCGCTTCAAAAGGAGCTCGAACTCCGTGTCCTCGTCACCCGCGTCGATCTTGGAGATCAAGTGGTTGAGGATGTCGATGACGAGCTTCTTCTTGTCCTGGCCAGACATCTTCTTGATCTTTTGCGCTTGAGCGATGAGGATGCCGAGAATGCCCGGGACATCTTCCTTCGTGAGCCCGTCCCGGAGGTATCGGCGGTCGATATCGTTGACGGCCTGGACGAGCGACTTTTGCTCGGCGCTGGAGATAACGAATTGCTGAATGATGGATTCCATCTGGGCTGGGTTTTTTATGTGAGCGTAGATTAAAAATGAACGTGGACAACGCACTCGTTTCAGTGGCCGTCGCCATCGGGTTCTATAAGATGTACGACGCGTTTCAAAACCGGGACGAACTCACGCGAAAAGATATGAAGCACGTCCTCCTGGGGATCGCGGCGAGTTTGCTGTGGCTCACGTACCAGAAGCGCAATGGTTCGGATATGTGGGCGACGTATACAGCCGCTGGACTCATATTTCAGGTGTACATAGCCATGTACATCATAGCATCCCAGCCTACTTTCGTCTGACGAGGGCGACACCCGCCAAGAAGCTCAGAATGAAGCAAAGAAGGGCACCGATCGACGCCTTCTTTTCCTGTTCAGTCGCGTTATCGCACTTGCGCGTGATGTCGACGGAGACGGAGGCGCCGAGAATGCCGAGGAGGCCGAACACGGCCATGAAGGCACTCACGTCGTTCTTGAACATTTTGCCGATGAGAAGGGTCGCGGGAATGGCCAGAGAGATGGCGAGCGTGTGTGACAAGAGGCGGTGGAGCGTCTTGTATCGCTCCTGCTCATTTACGGCGCCACAGCCCTTGAACGTCTTCATGCCGACGTAGGACGCGGTCGCGTAAACAACGCCGAGGGTGATGATGAGCATAACTCCGACGGCGTTCATTTCGACGTCGATCTTGCCACTCTTAATCTTTTCGAGGACACGGACGGATTTTTGATTGATGACCGCGGGGGCGGCCAACGCTTTTTTGCCGAGAAGTTGCATTTTTTTGCCGAGAAGTTGCATCTCGCGCGCAGGTTATGAGAAGTGTAGATTTTTATTGCATGAGCTCGCGGTACCGCTCGTACGATGGCTTGTGGATGAATTCTTCCGACCCGAGAATGTGCTGAACGTTCTCGTATCCGATGTACTCTTTCTTCATGTCCTCTGTGAGATCGTGTGGATTACGCTCCTGGTACACGGTCGGTGGTCCGAAGCACACTTTGTATCCCAACTTTTGAACGATGTACGCACCGAATATATCGTCCATCCGCCCGCATCGATCGAACACGAAGTAGTCCTTGAGAACGCGACTCGACAGTAGTGTGTTTTGAGAATTGAACGGCGCGATCGCGCTTGAACAGTAGTACGACGTGATGTCACTGAACTCGACCTCCGGGTTGTGTATCATTCGACAGACGGCGTCCACATCAGGGTCACCGTTCCACAAGTTGGCCTGTATGTCGAAAACGGGACTCTCGATGAGTTTCGAGGTCAGACCGAGGCGCTGACTCACGTGTTGTAGCGGAAACCCGCGGTGCCAGAGGTGGTGGTGTTTCGTGGCGGCGAGTGGATCGAAGAATTTGCACTCAGTGGGCGTGTATTCACGAATCCGGGGCGCGACGGGTTCGATGATCGGTGAACTCGGGTGCGTTCGGCGGAGCACGTTTGAGCTGATGGGTCGAAACCCCTCGAACATCTCACCCCAACCCTCGAGCGGGATGTTATCGTCGTCGACGGTCGCGATGACGTCATAGTCTTGGGAATTCGCGTAGACAAAACCCATGTTTCTCCGCTGAATGGTCTTCCAGCCGAGCATGTCGCTCAGTGACTTATCGATATTTTCTTGCTTTTCGGGTGACAAGTAGATGCATCCATCGAGCGCTTCGTAGTCAGCGTGGGGGGTTTTCGTGTCACCGACGACGATGAAATCCCAGTCGCGCTTAGCCGCGTACGCGAGGGACGCTTTCGTCGGGGGATTGATTGTGGTCGTCACGATGGCCTTCTTCATCTTCTTTCTTTTGTTTACATGTCGATTTCTCCTTTAAGCCCCCAATTGTCATCATTCTTTGTGATTGGGTTCATCTCGGGGCTATTCGCGATGTCGGGTGAGTTGTACCGCGCGTGTTCGATGTGATACACCGGTGGGAAGTTGGACGCGTATACCACGCCACCGGACATGATGACTTGATACTGCACGGTGGTGTCGGCGTAGAGACGCTTTTTCATCTCTTCTTCAAACCCTTTTATCGTGTGCCACGTGTCGCGATGCGCGGCTTGAAAGTCGCCACAGGCGCAGATCACGGATGCCAAAGTGTGGTGTGAACTCACGGGGTTTGCGTCGAGGACGTCTTTCGTCACCGCGAGGTGCGGCGACATGAGGCGTTTTTGCATGGGCCAAAGTCCGAACACGAGAGGCATGCGCTCTTGTACATCGACCGTCTCGCCAAAAATTTTGGTCAGGTCCTCTAACTCGACATCGTGCTTCGCGAGTGTGAGCATCATCCCCGGTTTCATGTCGCGAAACGCGAGTTCGAGTTGTTCGCGCGACGGGGCGATAATATCGATGTTTGTGGACACGACGACGTCACCCGTCGCGCGTCTGATACCGACGTTGCGCGCCATGACTTCACACATCGGTTGCGCCGGCGCATCGCCCATTATTTTTTTGACTTGTGCCGGTGTGACTTCGATGACCCGGAGGCGGTCGACGTTCGTGAGCTTGGATTCGAGCTCGGCCGCGACGGTCTTTTTGCCCTCTTCGGTGTTCCAATCTACGTAGATCACTTCGTCGAAACTCTGGAGCATCGAGTTAAGGGAGTACACGGCCGATTCGAGGAGATGGCCGCCATAATTGTCGTTTCGACCACAACAGACGGCTGACAGTTTCATCTTGTGTTCGTTTAGAAGATCAAACCTTTAACTTGTTCGATTACAAAGATTCGTAAAGCTCGTTTTGCGCGTTCTGTTTCGCGACGCTCTTGACGTGCCAGATCGCGGTCGATGGGCTCGCTTCGAGCGCATTCGCCTCACTGCCGGTGAGTTTTTCGTGCACTTTTCCAGACCATGTGATTTTGGGGTCATTTTTGTAATATCGGCCCTGATAGTCGGGCCAATTGATGAATCCCGCGTCGTTCACGTTGAATTTGTGCTTCTCGAGGAATGCACGCGTGTATCCGGGCACGATGTTGATCCGCGGAATGAAAAGGATGTCTCCATCGAACTGTTTGATGTGCTGGATGAGAGTCTCCTGTGGGATCTCATCGGCGTCGAGCATGAAGATGTAATCACCCTTACACTGCGTCGCGTGATAGTTGCGGTGCGCCGCGAAATCTCCATCGTGTTCACGCTCGCACGTGGATACGTCGGGTAAATCGAAGCGCGCGAGCACGTCTCGGACATCTTGAGTAACTTTGCCGGTGTCGATGAGCACGTTGATGTCATCGCCGGCATCTTTGTTCTCGGTGAGAAATGTCAAAAGATCATTGAGTTCGCGAGCCTCTGTGCACACTTCCACGGCGTACGTGATTGACGGCATCTTTCTTCTCTTGTTTGTTCTTTTCTTCTTTAAGCTGAACAAGTGCTTCCACGGCGATTCTTTCTTCTTTCGAGAAGCCGGCAAAGATGCGTCGCGGCATATCTTTCCAACTCTGTGAACGTAGTCTTTAAACGGGCACATCATCGTCGCTCACCATTGTCACGTCCACGTGGCGCGTCGCGAACGCGAGCGTGTAGATGACTATGAAAGACCCCATGAAGCTGGCTCGAACGCCCTCCCGATACACGATCGCCAATGGGAGGTTGACGGAGATGTAAAAACAGTGAAAAGCGACGAGCCACGGTGAAAACTTCGCTTGGCGATTGATTAGACCAGAGCCACCGAACATCGCGAACAGACAGTCGACGAGTTCGAACGCCGTCGACGGCGTGAGCAAAGTGGTGAACTGCAAGAACATGAGGAAGATACAACTAAATTGCACCCCACGGTGAAAACGGACCGTCTGTTGAAACTGCATCTCGACCAGTGGGGTGACCGCGTCGTTGAATCCTATCCGAATGTCACTGTCCAGCGGTCCTCTGACGAGGACGTATCTCTCTGTACCAACTCGTGATCGTGGCTCGGACGAGTCTGTCGAGCTCATTTTTCTCTAATTCCGAGTGAATCTCCTCGACGCGATGGTTCCAAGGCCCGATTGCCCAACGCGGCAATTGCTTCATGTAAAATTAGTACACGTTTTCTTTAACCCACAATCACCCTCACCGGGCGCGCTGTCCGGATCATCGCCAATCCAATTCGAAGGACGTTCCTCGCAGTACTGTTAGGAGCGATGATCGTACTGTGATTGATGTGCGCGAGAGAGTTCGATCTGTGCCTGTTCAGCACGGAGCGAATTCCCAACATTCGTCGCAACGAGACGTGTCGACATTGGGTGATATCGAAGACGAAATCGATTTTATCGTCGGTACACGAACACTTCTCCCAGGACGCAGTGAGGCGTTGGTCGAGATCTTCGGGTGTGGTGGCATCGGTGACACCGATGCGTATAGACACCATGGAGTTATATTATTACAGTCTGTATAATTTGTTTGGCGCCAATAGACGCATCTAATCATAAAACGACTGCCTTTTCATGGCCAACGACGAGCTCGGGATCGACGACGACTGGAATGCCGACTTTCGCGAGATTTTTGCAAAACGCAACGTCTTCCGATGCGATATCCACGAGACGCCCGACTTGTTGTAAGTCGACGTGAAAGTACGGGTAACGCAATTTATCAAAAACACCCGTGCCGCGAACGGCGAAGAAACCCATACCCGCGTACGCGACCTCGAACGGAGTTTGACCCTTCTGAGCCAGTACGTCTTCTGTGAGAAATTGGAACGACCCGTGCTTCGCGTAATACGTCTCGTCCCAACTCTCGACCGCGGCGTACGCGGTCCCGCACGCCATTCGGTACAGCCCAGACACGACGGGATAGTCATTCAGGCACCGCTCTATGAGCTCGCGAACTTGCGTGTGGTGAAACGCGATGTCCGAGTCTATCGTCACCCAGGCATCGTATTCCATACCGTCAAATGGCTTTTGATCCGGACCTCTGCGAACGTCCAATCCCAGCGTCTTCATGCGCGCGAAGCTCACAAAAGAGCTCACGCCTCCGCTCAAGAAAACTCTGTAGTGTCGCCGTAGCTCGACCACCGTCTCGGCGAAATTCATGAGAAAGTTAGACGAGAAGGAATTTCCCGGTGTGCTCAACACGACGGTCTTCATCTTCCTTTTTCTCGAAGAGAGTCTCCTCTTTAAATCACTCTTCGAGAAGACACGCGGTTTGGTAATCGACGTTGTTGTAGAGGTGGATCAGTGCGTTCAAAATATCGTTCACGAAAAAGGGTAGGCTCACCACGATCGAGTAAGGAATCGCCCAGAGATAATGCAGGCGCGATCTCATCTCCTTTACCGGTACATTACATCTCGTCTTTAAGCTAACACTTCGGATATTCGCTCGGCCAGAAGTTTCGTAAACACCGTGGGAATCGTGTTACCGAGGTGGTGCCACGCCTTCGCGGGTTTCTCGGACAGTCGGAACTCTTCGGGGAACCCCTGAAGTTTCTTCACCTCGTCGAGCGTGAGCCGGTGGACTTGGCCATCGACCCAGTACGCTTCCCAATTCTTGCGACTCTCGATCGGCGATCGTCGACCACCGCAGCGAATCGTGTACGCGTATTTCTTCTCGTAGTTGCGGCCCAGGTAGTCTTTCATGCACACGTTGGGATTCATGTACGCACTGAAGTCGAGGATGGCGTCGCCGGTGAATTCGTGCTGAACATCGTTTCGCACGCACAGAAAGATGACGCGTTTCCGCATCTGGGGAATGCCGTAATCGGACGCCGTGAGAAGTTTGTGGTGGACCGTGTACCCCTCGGCCTCGAGTAACTCCACGATCGTCGCGAACGTCCGCCCTTCATCGTGGCTCAGGATACCCCGGACGTTCTCGAGCGCGAGTATCTTCGGTCGCCGAGCGCGCGCGAACCGTATCACCTCGAGAAAGAGGACGCCGCGATTATCTTCGAATCCAAGGTTTTTGCCGACGCGACTGAACGCCTGGCACGGGAATCCCGCGCAGAGCACGTCGTGTTCCGGGATCTCATCGTCTCGGATGTCATAGATATCGCGCCGGGGTGTCATCCCATGGTTCGCTCGGTAGACGGAGTGGGTCGATTCGTCTATGTCGCACGCGAGGACGCATTCCCACCCCTTCTGTTTGAAAGATTGGTGGAACGATCCGATTCCGCAAAAGAGATCGACGTACGTGAGTGGCGGCATTCCTTCTTGTATCACATGGTGTTCTAATCTTTAAACTGACCCATCTTCAGAGATGCGAAGACGATCGCGACGCAGCGGAAGGACACGGGATCGCCCTCGACGGACGCGTGCGCCGACTGGCCACAGAGATTGCATTTAGATTTACCACCGTCGTCACCGAGCGACAACGAGAGTCGCTCGATGAACGAGGTGGGCGATGGAAGGCGCGGGCGCGCTTGTGCAAAAGATGATGATGACCGGAGGACGGGTCGCGCGTGTCGGCGGTACACGTCTCGGTTAAAGACGGCGCGTACGATCATAACTCGTGTCTGACCTTCTCGCGGTTTTGGAGGTGGAGCGCCTCGACGTCCGCCTTATTCTGACCAACATATGGAACCGCATAGCCTTCTTCACACATCCATTTATTAACATTGGTGGCGTGGCCATCTTCGGTGACCCAAATCTCGGCGAGTACTCGGCCAAATTTTCCGCGGGAATCGGCTTCCTCGCATCGAAGTTCGAGTTCGATATCGTCTTTTTCAGATTCGACGGCTTTGAGGCACCACTGTTTCAATTTCTTTTTGCTGAGTAGGCCGAATTGCTTCTCTTCGAGGTCTCGAGTTCTGCTCTCAGGCGTATCAATTCCGAGTAGACGCACACGCTGAGACACACGCACGTCGAAACCCAAATCGATAACCACATCAATAGTATCACCATCGACGACTTTTTCAATAGCGGTGACTTTGTAGACGAACGGGCAGTTTCGCTGGGCGTACATCTATCTTTGTGTTCTTTACAACTCGCTATTCTTTAACTGGCTTCTTTCCTTCTGCACCGATGATGGATTCCAGATCTTCTGGTTCTTGTTCGAACTGCCAAACGTGACCACATGATGTTTTCAGCTTCCCATTCGCACAGGATGATATATTTGTAAACGCATTTTTGTTTGTTAATCCCAATTCCTCGACCGCGCAGCGACCGTTTGCGTAAATTTTCACACCTCCATTTTTATCAATTGATCTTAGCGGTTTGCTATTCTTGTTGTTGCTTCCAATGTATTTTTTTGCAATTTTACTCGCGGACAGTCTTTCTCTTCTTTCGGGAGTCCAATCGGTAACGCTCTTCACCCCGAAGCGATTCTGCGTTTTGAATAGTTTATTTATAAAATATGAATCTTCATGATATGAATCAGGTAAAATGAATTTCGCGTCGGCCAAGTTCCACGTGAGATAGTTTCTCAAATTCATTTGCGTTTTAAATTCCTCGTTACTCAAATCGTTTTTAGCCATATTCATGAAATATGGAACCACTTGGTATGTGTCCGTATTCCCCGCGACGACCTTATCACAAGATGCATTAAGAATGTGATTGGCTGTGAATGTAATAATGGGAAACACGTTGTATAAAGCGTCAAGTTTGTTCTGTTGGTGATATAGCGATAAAAATGCTTCCCTGCAATGATGATCATATGTTGGGTATCTGTCTCGATCTTCGTGCCACAATGTATAGTAAGGAAGGTTCGTGTAGCCGTCTCCAAGTCGGTCGTCTTTTTTCGTATATTTTACACCTGATAAATCCCATACCTTTACCTCACCTTTCAAGAATTTTAATAACTGTTGACGATCACTCAATGGATAATCTTTTAACATGCGATTGCAAAACCAACAACTCGGAACAATGTTATTGAGATGATGACCCAAGCTCGGTTCTTGAGCATCTATTGTCAGTGAATCGGGTTGTGGTCGCCCTTCACACCTTAAAACCATGTCTATGTTGCAATAATGACATTTCATGCTTTTGCATTTATCGACAACATCTTCAGTTTTCAAATTGCATGGTGGTTTTTTCCAATCTGATATTTTAGAACTCACGAAAGCGGACAAATCGGTTTGTTCCTTTCGTTTCCTGTCCTCTATAGCCTTTGTTTTGTAGCACTCCTTACTACAGTATGCGCTCTTATCATTTTTTAGCTTCCTAGTATCACTAGGAACAAAAAGCTTCCCACATTGGCCACATAAGTTATCCATGATATGTATATTCTCGTACAAGTTTGATTCGTGGTCTTTATAACAGACGCGTTGGGTGGCATTTATGGGTCCGTTAAAAGTAATCCACAGTGCATTGATGAAATGAATCTGTGGAAGTTTGTACATTTGAAGATGGTTTCTTTTGTCGCCATAAACTTTCCTCTTTTTATTTTTGTTATACGCGAAGTCGTATTTTTTTGAAAAATACAAATACGTATCTCCGAATTGTTTCCACTCAGTGTCCGTAAAAACAAAATCATCGTCGGCTGATACATGTTCCCATCTCCTATCACAACAGGTCTTAGACTTACCCGCACCCGTACAGCAGGACGAGATGTTTGGTCTTATATTGGTGTACGTTTTGTATTTCTCGAATGTCAACATGTCATCTGCAGCTTCAGCTACACTCGCGTAAATCTTCTCGTTACCATCTTTGTCGATTGATTTGACTGATTTGGACGTAGAAGTAGAAGGCATCCCTTTCTACCATTTTTCTGAATCTTGTCTTTAACTTGAAAATTACAAAAAGATCATCTTCTACGAACGAGCCCGGGCTCGTGCGGCTCGGTGAGCCACGACGGCTCGTCGTCGCTGTCGAAACGCACGTGGCGACGGGACGAGACGCGATCGATAACTTTCTTGATGCCCGCGGGTGTCTTGTCGCTGAGAACTTCGACACCGTTCTTGTGGTAGTACCAAGCGTGGCAATCAAGCTCGAAGATAACGTGCCCCTCTTCAGCGACGCGTTTCATGTGCGCGTCGATCGGCAGTGCACCGTCTTGGAATCGAACCATCCCGTTATGAATGATACCATGCGATTGGGTCGCGAAAACATCATCGACGGCCGCGAGAACATCGGCCTCGATGGAGACCGCGCGCCACTGACCGCGTGTATCTCGGTGCCACGCGATCACTGGGGACGCGACGAACCGAATGAGGTCGAGTTCGGGGTCGTCTGTCGACACGAGTTCGTAGACGTCGTCGCGGGTGTTGGGGATCGTTCGTGTCTTCATGAGTTCCTGTCTTATTACAAATTGATTTCTTTAAGTCGACCATCACGCGAAAGAAGCGAGCAGTGCACGGAGACAAGATCCAGTGCCGCAGAGCTCTCTGTTCATCTTTGTCGTGACGAGTTGGACGTTGTCGCGCGTGTAGCCTTTTTCGGGATCGATACGATCGATCGATATATTTTGAGGATATAAGCAGTACCCGCGGCGACCACCGCCAGCTTCACCGAAACGCCACGTGAGGTGTTCGTCGAGGTGACCGAAAACACTCGGCATCTTGTTTTTCAGTGCCAGTGTCACGGGGCAGATGCGCCCCTGTTTGTAGAATAACCAGATTAGAAATGTGATTGTCAAATCGAATTCGAGTGATTTCTCCCTCGCATCTTGCTTTGCCTTGTGATATCGCATCGTGATGAAACTCTCGGGACTTCCCGATATTTTTTCGATCTGTATATCTCTGGTGCACACTTTACAGTAACAAGAGCGCCCGTCGTTGCGCGCGAGGGTCACGTGAAAGTCGCCCGCGGTCTTCTCTTCTTTGCATCGGGAGCACGTCTTCGGTACGTCGGGTGCGATTGGCTCAACTTTCGGTTTCTTTCTGGCTTCTTCCCGGCGTCTCTCATTTTTTCGCTTCCGCGTGGCCGCCTCGATGAGATGTGGGTCAAGTTCTTGCGGTGTTTGCCCCGATTGTCGACACAGTTCATTGTAATTCTCGACAGTGAGCCCGTGCTTTTCGAGCGTAGCCAGGCGCGGGCGCGCACCCGCTAGAATTCGTTGGCGCAGCCTCTCGATGTTCTCAGATTCTCGGTTCCTGTACATACTTTTTCACTTGTCCTTTCTACCTGGTATTGAGTTCTATCCTTTAAACCGTTCTCCATGGGAGATGTTGTTGATATCTCCTTAATTCGACGAGTCATGACTCGTCGGGGTGAAAAGCATTTTGAGATGCACCGTCCGATTCGATGAAACTGGTTGCTGAGATCGTCCAGGCATACATGTAGCTGTACAACATCTTCTTTCTTTCCCTGTGTGGCATTCTTCCTTTTAAACCCTTCCACTCGTCGAACATTGCGTCGAATCTAAGAGGGACTTGTTTTCTTTTTTCCAGCGTTGCAGGGTCTCGAAATCGTCCTGAGTTATGAGTTCTTTGCGGAGCCCGATGCTCGCGATTTCGTCAAAGTCCTCCAGTGGGACGAACCGTGCCGCCCAGTCCCCGCGTTGCGCGAGCTCCGCGAGGAATGCGATGGCGTCGAGATTCACCGAGTCGATGGCGGCGACGATCGCGCCTTCGTCGAAGTCACCGCCCGCGTCGTAGAGCGCCTGGAGCATCTCTCGACCGGGCCAACACGCCGCGTAGAACGACACACCCCCGTCGTCGTATTCGGTCGCACGCCTACATTTGAGCAGGAATTCTCCCACCTTCTTCGAATTCCGTCGAAGGTACTCGACGTCACCGGATAGGGCGGCCTCGCGTATCTTTTCGGCGCTCATCTTCCTTCCTTGTCAGATTAGTTGTTATCTCTTTTAGACTGTTAAAGAAGAGACACATCTTTTCAGAAAGATGCGAACGTACATCTCCGCGTCCGGATACGGGATCGATGTCGGTGAATCCGCGAGCGAGAACGACGAGGTCACATTCGGCGCCGACCCCGAGTACTGGTGGTTCCACGTCTCTGGGTACCCGGGAGCCCACGTGGTCGTGCGCGCTCGAACGCTCGACCGCGAGACTAGGAGAGATGCCGCGATACTCGCCGTGCACCACAGCAAGGCGCCCGTGGATGTGAAAATGACGGTCGTGGACACGTGTCGCGTGGCTAACGTGAGTAAACCCACGAACGTGCACGGACTCGTCGATGTCTCCGAAAAGGGCGTCTCAGAGCTCTGTGTGTTTCAAAATAAGGCGACTGAGAGGGCTCGGTTAGGACGTCTCCTCTCTCGTATCTTTAAACAAAGTTGATGTAGTTTGTTATCACAATCTTATCCTCTCGAGAACACTACGAGTCGTCTCTTCGTGGCGGTCTCCTCAACCTTTTGAGCATTGATCTCGCGCCATTCCTTTTGCATGTGAGCGAACGTCTTGTGGCATTCCGGGCACTGGGGCGCGATCGGGTCGTCCCCGTGAAGTTGGAGGAACTTCATGGTGACCTCGCCGAGCGTCGCGCGACCTTGTTTCGCGAAGGAGTCGACGGCGCGAGATATCAACTCGGGGCGCGACGCGCCGATGTGCGAGCGCGTGAGTCCCTGTGTGCTCCCGCACGTGATGCAGCATTCATCGTCGTCGAACGTAATCAGGCGGTGCATGAGATTCGCGTACGACCCAAATTGAAGGTGACGTTTCAGGTGATCGCGCTTGATCTTGGTATCGATCACACACTCGACGCTCGATACCAGTTCTTTTTCCGCGCTGTTGAGCCTTCTCTTGTCGCCCCCGACGTTGACCACGATCTTGTCGATCTTGCGTTGACAGGCTTCTTTGTGAATATGAAACGTGTACGGTTCGCGATTCAAGATATCATACATGTTGGAAATAGTAGCCATGGCGGCGCTCGGTTTCTTTGTTTACCATTCATCTCACTCAAACATTTAAGCCATACACAGTTAGGATCTCGCGAACGGCGTCGGAACGCAAGATATCGGCTTGGGTCATCTCGATCGTCTCGACGTGCGCTAAGTCCAGGCCGTCGATTCGCCGCAACAGGTCTGCGAGTCCGTTGTCCGGTCCGACGTCCGATTGGTGAAGGTCGCCCGTCACGACGAGCTTACACTCCGGGCCGAGGCGCGTCAAAAGAAGTTGCATCTGACCCCTCGTCGAATTCTGCATCTCATCGGCGAGGATGAAGGTTCGCTCAAAAGTCCTCCCGCGAAGAAACCCGAGCGGTTCGACGCGCACGGCGCGGTCCATCTGAGATCGCGACATGTGTTTTTCAAAAACGTCGAACATAGGGCGCGTCCACGGCGAGAGCTTCGAATCACTGTCCCCGGGAAGGTAGCCCAAATCTTCGTCCGCCGCGACTGTCGGGCGCGTCAGGGCGATCCTTTGGTATCGCATGGCCTCGTGACACGCGATCAGGGTTTTTCCTGTTCCAGCTGGTGCGTTCACGACGACGATGGGTTTAGTGGATTGAAGCGCGAGCATGTATTTGCACTGACCGGCGGTCTGGGGGAGACATCTCATCATCTTACTTGATCATTTGAAATTTTTTCCCAGTATACTGTATCAATAGTAGAGATGAAGATGATCAACATGTCCCGAAGAAACGTCGTCATTCTCGTCGCCGTCGTGGCCGCGTGGATGTACCGCAAGCAGATTGAAAAGGCGATCCGCAAGCAAATGAAAAAGGAGGAATACTGCTCGAAGTGCGGATTCTAAGTAAGTAGTTGTGACCCACTGTTGGACGCCACGCGAAGGTGCCATACAGGACGTTTTTAATCTTATGTTACTGTATACGTATAAATGGCGGCTGTTGTAATTGTTGTATGTTTATGCTCAAGTCTTAGTTCGTGCGGAGTCGTGGGAGGGTTTTTTGGCGGATTCATCCCAGGTAGTGTTCCACACTATGCAAGAATAACAGAAGCAGGTGAGTTGAAACCAAAACTCGAAGCACTGGAATTAAAAGAATTAAAGGGATCCACATTCGATACATGGGGTTCCCCGGGATACTGCCAGGAGTTAAAGACTTATACAGAACTAGCGGATGCGTATTCTCCAAGTGAAACACAAATTGGGCCAATCACATTGGGTAAGGATGAACGTATTAAATATGAATGGGCGCATTTTGGCGATAGTGACATGGTGAAAAAATTATATGATTCATACCCGTATTGTAAAGGTTTTGACGAATGGAAAGGCGCGTTGAAGCCCGGACCCGCGCCAGCGACAGCGCAGAATACGTGATCATTTTATTGCAATCTATGTTTCTTTGACCTCACCTTCTTCGTCTTCCTCGGCGACCGGTTCGAGCTTTTCCGGGCGCGGTTCGTGTGGAAGCTCGATGGTCTCGAGCCCGGACGCTTTGAATTCCTGGAACATCCGAAGCGAGCCCTCGAGTCTGAGTATTTCCTTCGTGTACTGTTCGATCGCCGAGGTGATCTTTTGAATGTTTTCGTCGACTGATACGGACGGCATCTTTCTTTCTTTCTCGTCCTGATCATCTCCCTTTTAACTGCTTAAAGGAGAAGATCTGAAAAGAAGAAAGATGAGCATCATCACGCGAACGGGCGTCAATATCTCGAGCGGCCCGATTCAAGAGTTTCGAAAAGAATTGACTGTGCGACCGATCACTAACAATGAGTTCGGCTTCCCGCCTCCTCCTTTTAAAGTTTTCAAGTCGACCAAAACAGGCATCTGTGTCCCAAGATTCTACGCAGAACAGCGCATCGGAAAACCGGTCGAAGATAAACGCCCCGAGCCCGCGCGAATCAAAATCAAGTTTCAGGGACAATTGCGAGCATCCACCCGTCAGGTGGAGGCGTTTGATAGAGCTATCGAGGCAGGTCACGGCGTGTTATCTCTTCCGTGTGGCTATGGTAAGACGACAGTCGCGCTGGCCATAGCGTGTAAGCTCCGGTACCGGACGATGATTATCGTACATAAACAGTTTTTGGCCGATCAATGGCGTGAGCGAATCAAACAGTTCGTCCCAGGGGCGACCGTCGGTGTCATCCAACAGGAAAAGTTAGAGGTTGAGTGTGACTTCGTGATCGCCATGCTCCAGTCGCTCTCGCTCAAAGAGTATAATTTCTCGGATTTCGAATCCTTCGGGACCGTCATCGTCGATGAGGCGCACCACATATGTGCCAAGGTGTTTTCCCAGTCACTCTTCAAGATGTGCCCGAAACACATCTACGGGCTCAGCGCGACGCCCGAGCGAAAGGACGGACTCACCAAGTTACTTCACTGGTTCATGGGACCTACGTTCTTCGCCGTCGAGCGCAAGAATCAGGACGGCGTCGAGGTGTTCCCGACCCCATTCGATTGTGAGATGTATAAGGGACCACCACCGGCGGCGAGGAATGGGAAAATCTCACTCGCGTCGATGGAGACCGAGCTCGTCGAGATGCGTTCGCGCAACGTCATGCTCGTCAATCTCATTAAAAAGGCGTCAGCGGGTTCGCGACAACTCCTCGTTCTGTCGAGCAGGCGCTGGCACTGTGAACACCTTCATCAGTGTTTCAAGAAAACGTCCGGTCTGTACATGGGCGGGATGAAGGCGGCGGCGCTCGAGGAATCTTCGAAGAAGAAGATAATCTTCGCGACATTCTCCCAGGCACACGAAGGTCTCGACATTCCAACTCTCGACACGGTCATACTCGCGACCCCGAAGTCCGACATCGTCCAATCCATCGGGCGCATCATGCGCGAGACCAAGGGAAAACTCAACAACCCACACATCTATGACATCGTGGATCGATGGTCCATATTGAACGCGATGTATTACAAGCGATTGCGCGTGTACAAAAAGGGTGGTTTCAAGATTCACTCGTGCGCGGTCGAAGACGAGGAATCCGTGACCCCACGCGGTGAATTCCTGTTCAAAATTTAATCTGCTCTTTGTAATAGAAATGTCGGGACTCACGGCACTGGTTTCCAAGGGACCCATCGATCGGTATCTCACGAGCGACGATATCAGCAACTCACATTTCAGAACGAAGTACAGTCGAAAGACCCATTTCGCCCAAGCGCCCAAACTCATCACGACCGTCAACCCAGATGAAGCGTCGGTGTTTACCATCAAAATTCCATCGGCCGGCGATGTGCTCAGTTACATGTGGTTCGAAGGCCCGGGCATCGCGACGAATCTCTTCTACAAATCCACCGTCGAGCTCTGGATCGGCCACCAAAAGATAGATTCACACCGCTACGATTACATGTCAGACGTTTGGCCGTCGTACCTGGCGGACACGTGGACGAAAGCTCAGGAACTGAACAACAAGATGTCGCAATCCACCACTGACTTCGTGCCGCTCCACTTCTTTTTTAACGATTGCAACTCGTTTCTACCGCTCATCGCCTTGAAGTACGCAGAAGTCGAGATAAAAATTCACTTCGACGCGACCGTGGTCGCCGGACTCACGGCTGCACAAAAACAGGCAAAGTGTTATGGAAATTACATTTTCCTCGAAGCACCCGAGCGCGAGGCGCTGCTCTCCAAGCCGATTGATTTTTTGATTCCACAGGTCCAAGTGGTCGATCACGACATGACGCACGTCGACGATAACTCGACGGAGTCGGGTGGTGACAATCGTATCGATATCTCGTCGTTTTCGCACCCGGTTCGAAGCCTCTTCTTCGGGTTCCCTGGTTTGTCGAACGATGACGTCAACGATAGGTTCACGTTCAAAGAGGCTGATATTCTGCTCAACGGTACGCCCATCGTCGAAAAGATGTCGCCTCTGTATTTTCACACGGTCCAGAACTACTTTCACTCGACGCACGGCATCATCGAGTTCGATGCGACCAACAAATGCCCGTTCTACACCCGGTACTACGTGCACCATTTCGCGTTACACGGCGATTCGTGTGCCCCCAGCGGGTCGGTGAACTTCTCGCGCCTCGACGACGCGTCCATCGTGTTGCGGGGCGTGGAGTGCGGTTCAGATCGCGCAGCGAATCAAAATCTCACCGTTTACGCGCTCTCGTGGAACGTGCTCCGCATACGCGACGGCCTTGCCGGAATTCTTTTCGGTTCATAGATTAGTTAACGATGCCATTCATTGGTAACACAGGCAAGATCGATCAGATCTACTTGGCGAGACTCGATCCTCAACAAGTAGAAGATCAACAGGCCGCGAACCTTGATAACATCCGTACGGGCGATATCGAGGCGTCGAATGTTTTGACGTCAAACATCGGAATCAATGTCCTGGACCCGACCCATAACTTCGAGCTCGGTTCGAATCTGTTTATGGACGACACGCTCTCCCCGGACGAATTCGTCCTGGACGTGAAGAAGAGATCGCGGGCCGAAAAACTCTTCGTCACGCAGCAGTTCGGTGTCGCAAACACCAATCCAACGCACGCGGTGGACGTCGCCGATGTGTTTTTCATCGAGACGACGCCCGGTGCGGTGAATCAAGTACAGATCGATGGGAACCTGCGCGCGTCGAACACGCTCACGATGACGCGCGCCGTGTGGGGTGCGAATGAGACGGTCGTCATAGATCCGAGCGCAGACGACGAAGTACTTGTCCAAGGTAGCGTCAACTGCCAAAAATTGACGGCCACCGAAGGTCTGTCGTTCGGTGCCAACATTTTGTTCGATGATGTGGGTTCGAACGTGCTCGTTCTCGACGGCAACGCGAATCAGATCGGTGATTTCGTCATCACGGGAGATTTGACGTGCCATAACCTCGTTTCGACGGGGACGGCGATCTATAACACGGTCAATAACATCGCGACGACGAATGCCATCATCGAGGTCGCTCAAAATGCCGGCACAAATCAAGATGCAGCCATCGTCTTTCACCAAGCGAACGAGAGTAACGCGTTCATAGGGTACGTCACCAATCGTCGAGCGACGCGACGGCTGGTGCGGCTGGGAACCCCGGGATCGACGAGTTCGCGATCGGTCGGTGCACGAACGGCGCGGCCGCAGTCTCGATGGACATCGTCGATGACATCACGGCCGAGGAAATCAACGTGCACGTGTACGGCAAGTTGTACACGTCGAATTCGGTCGGAGTCGCGAACACACACCCGACGGAGACATTGCACGTCGGATCGAACCTCATGGTAGCTGATACTGGCTCGAATGTATTGAATGTCACGGGGAATGCATTCTTTACCGGCACCCTGACATCAAACACCGGCATACTCATCGGCTCAAACGTCATCGTCGACGATAACGCCGCGACGAAGCTCGCCGTGACTGGGAACACATCGTCCACTATTCTTCTCGCGACGGATAAGATTGGCGTGGCAAACAGTGCACCGGCTGATTCGATCAGTGTCTCGGATAAGTTCCGGGTGAGTGCGACCGGGTCCAATGTCGTCACGGTGGAAGGCAATGCGGTGATTCAGTCCAATCTGATCTCTATGTCAAACCTCGCGGTCGGGCGACAGGTTCCGAACGAGACGGCACACATTCAGGGAAGCCTTAGGCTCGGGGATACCGCGGGCGCGGACGACGACGCGGAGTATGGGATCAAATCGACCGGACAGATGGCGATTCACGCGAACGATGCAGGCGCCGGCGACAGTCACACATCGCTTCTGCTCAAGGCGGGTGCGTCGACCGCGCGCGAGGCAAAGATCGACGTGCGCGGTGGAGATTCGAACACGTGCGTCGCGTTCTCGACCCTCGACGCGGAGCGCATGCGTTTGACGTCGAGCGGGAACCTCGGGCTGGCAAACGTACAGCCGGCAGAAAGGTTAACTGTGACCGGCAACATTCAGTTGACCGGGTCATCGGGTGCGATCTTCGGCGAGGCGTTCGCGGCGTCGAACAAGTCGACTAAAATCCACACGGACACGGCGGTGGGTGAGTCGTTTATCGAAAGTCGCGTGGTCGCGGGCAAAGGTCTCAATTTGCGGGCGACGTCCAGTGCCAACTTTGCAGACCCGGCGATGACTATTTTGGATTCATCGAACGTGGGCGTGGGTCAGAGCCAACCATTGGCAAAGCTTCACGTGGGTGGTTCGACGTTCGTGAACGACACACTCGCGTCTGGCGCACGGACGGGGCGTTCGATCACGCGGCGACACCTTTGACCGTGACGAATGTCGACGATAACGCGTCTATCAACTCACCGGACCATGTGCTCAATCTGTGCCGGCGCGGGGCATCCGCGGGGACGATCAAGGGACAAAAGGCCGAGTTCGCGATGGCGCGGTGGGAAAGCAGTGGAAACAATTCACGCACGCGATTGGATATCAATTTGGCGCACGATCTCTACAACAACGTCAATGTATTGACGATGCGATCGGATCAGAGAGTTGGTGTGGGTACAAACGCACCTCGGTCGAGTTTACACGTGCGATCGTCGGGGTCAGAAAACCCCGAGGGGAACGGGCTCCTCGTGTTCAACTCGACGAAAAATGTCGACACGGAAGACGCGATCGCGTGTATTCAAGTGCAGGAAACCGGTGGTAATCCGTTCGCATCGTTTGCGGTCTTCGATGACGATGTGAATCCGGCGACTCGAACCGGCTGGACCATCGGTGTTGATAACGCGACGACGAAGGATTTCCGAATCACGGCGAACGTGAGCTCGGTGTCTAACGTCCAACAAACCGCACTGTTCATTAACGGCGCGACGTCTAACGTCGGAATAGGCACTGACGTGACTTCATATGGCAAGCTGTCCGTCGAGGGTGACATCTTGATGGGAAACAAACTGGAGTTTGGGGGAGTCGCCGGTGATCAGCGCACTCGCGACGGTGGGACGGGCGATTTCGGACACACGTTTCTCGAGGAGAAGCGAAAGGGGTCGTCGAACACGTCCGAGCTGCTCATATTTAAGGGGAACGATAAGAGCGATAAGGATCTGATTCGTCACGTCGCATCGCAGCACAAATTCTTCGTGTACCGGAAGACCACCGGTCTCGTGGCGTCGGAAGTTGCTTCCATCCGAGCGGGTTTGGCGGATATCACGAACGTGTACGACCACGATCAACCGGTCATGATGTTGTCGGCGGGCGCGGGCGTCGGTGGACGAGTCAATATTGGCGGGATTTCGGACACGGGAGAGGCGGCGGCGCGCGATGATACGCGTCTCTATGTCACCGGCGATGTCGAACTGACACAGAGCTCGAAATTCATGGTCGGAAACGAGGTATTGCAATTGTCATCGGCGAGTGGAACGACGACGAACGCGATCACGAGCGCCCCGGGGTACAATCTCCAATTTCTCAGCGGGTTCGTCGAGCGCATGCGCATCGCATCGGATGGGAAAGTGGGGTTGGGTACTCAACAGGTGGATAACAACTTCCACGTGTACGATGGAAGCACCGGCAGTGTCACCGTGGCGAAATTCGAGTCTGCGAAGGGGGCGTCCGGAACGACGACGACTGGTGTCGATTACATCGTTCGCGACGGATCGACCAAGTACGGTGGGTTCGTCAAAGGCTATAAAACGCACAATGGGAGCTGTGGTCTGATTCTCGGGTCGCACGATGCCGGCACGGATGCAAATTCCATCTTCTTTTCGGATGGGAAGTGCGGCGTGGGAACCGCGGATTGCGAAGACGAGTTACACCTGTACGATTCGAATTGTTTGATCCAGTCGAGCACGGCGCACGCGTATTTGAATTTCAAAACGCCGCACGGGGCCGCGACGTCAAACATCAGGGCCGGCAGCGATGGCGATTTGTACATCGCACCCGCGGCGTCGACCGTGGTCATAAACGGGAACCTTGACGTCCAAGACGATATCTCATTCGGCGGGACGCTTCAGCTCGGATCGACGCTCGGGATTAATCTCGGGTCCGCATCGCCGCAGACCGCTTTGCACGTCGGCGGCGGTGTCATCACAAACGATGGAGACTTCGCGTGTAAACGCTACTCGAAATCTTTCACCGTCGGTGCGGGCGCCGCCAAGGACATTCAGTTGGTTTTCGGACCGCGCGCGATGCTCGCCGAGGTCAAGGCCGTGCTTCGAGAGATCGGATCGCAGGCGAACGAGAACAGCATCAACACGCTCATCATCGAACTCCAAGGCGGCAACTCAAGCACGAGTACCAACACGACGTCGAGCATCCCGCTGGCCTTCGGGCGAGTTAACGTGTTCGGTGGGGCGAACGATTACCCGTGGAACATCCAGGCGTGCGCCACGACGGCGACGACGCTCACTCTGGTACCTAAAGACGTCGCGAACGCGCGAGTGTACGCGTACGATATCTTCGTCAAGGTCTATTCGAGCATTGGTGGGAAATTGGCGAGTATTAAGCGTGATTCTCAGAATATAACAGTGCAAAGTTTTACTTATTAATGTATTCGGTCGCGCGTTTCGGCGTTTTACATATAAGGTCACCGCAGTGGTCTCTGTTTTGGTACACGGCGTTCACGCCCGTCGCGAGTTCATCGCACGTCTTGAGTGACCATCTTCCGAGCGGTTGTTTCTTCGACTCGGTGCGCGGTATGAGAGCGCGCAGCGCGTCGAGGAGTTGTTTTCGCATCGCGCGCGCGCGTCGAATAGTGACGTCTCGCGACAGTCAGGGAAGCAGCAGTGAGACGTCGCGGTGTCGATGTTCACGGTGAGGGGTGTATAAAAATATAGAATCTATATAATAATGAAATTGTTTCAGATCCTCGCCCCAGGGTTCGTTTTAGGGAGCGCCGCCGTCGGATTCTCAGTAGGAACTTTGCTCGGCTATGTGAAAGATAAGACGCTGGGTAGCGGCGACGACCAGTGTCGACCACCGTCCTTCCCGGTGTAGCGCAAAAAAGGTGAGGGGTGTGACCGAAGTCACGTTTTTTCTTAATAAGAATGCATACTGTGGCCGAAAGAAGCTTCTTTCTGTAAACCAATCGTGAAATATCGCGTCGTATAGATTACAAAATCTGGAGTTTCGCGCGTCGGCGATTACGGGTCGAGCGCGAGTGACGTTTCCACGAGCTCACACAGTGTTCGAATGATTTTTGCATGTGCGCTCGACATCGTACAATATGGGTTCGCGATCACTTGTAAGATTCGCTCGTTATCGTCCGGTGTGCTCGGTTCTTCGAACTTTCTGATGTAGTCCGCGGTCGTGTAGACCAGGGCATCGAGATATTCTTCGATCGCCATCTCGAGCCATGAGTTTTTGGGTGTACCCCACGTCGTCGTGTCCATGTTAGTGCGAACGCCGTGTCCGTACTTGCTCTTACCGAGGTTTAAGCGCTCTGAGACCAAATCTTGTATCATCGCGCGTTCTGGATCTGTTCTGAGTGTATCTTTTAAATATCCCACGATTGCGCGCAAACGCGAACTTCACGCGAACACCGAATCGTCGTCGCTTCTTCTTCAAAACGAGCGATGTCACCGCCCCGTACCAATAGCACGGGTGATTGATGTATTTATTAGAACCATCCGCACACACGAAAGCACACTTCTGTGCGCGGACGGCCTCGATGAGTCGCGTTTCCCAATCGGTTTTACCACGCGCGATCTGACGCGCGACCCATTCCTGGTCTATGCGCACGACGTGACACCCACGATCGAGTGCGAAGATGTGTTTGACGAGATCGCGGTGTTGATTCTCGTGTGCTTCCGAGTTCCAATGGCCAAAGTCTCGAAAATGTTGTCCCCCATCGACCTCGGTTAGTGTCTTTTCACCGGACGGGTGTTCGACGACGATATCGAATTTGTAGGGGAACGCGGCCCACGTACCGTCGTCGTCTTTCGGTACGTACTTTCGCGTCCCGAGATGTTTCACGATCTCATCACCGAACGCACGTTTGAGACATTCGAACACGGCTTTTTCAGTTTTGTGTTTGCACACGGGACACCACTTGCCACTTGCCACGTTAAATAGTCGTGGATCCCAATCGTGTGCGCAAACATCACACGTGAACCATCGCCGTTTGCTCGATTGGATGAATGCCATCCTGGGCGTGGATTCGCCATTCTTCTCGTAATTCCAGTGTGCGGCACGGGGATGCGTTGCGAACGACTTCGCGTGACACATTTGACACGCCTGGTCATCGCACAACTTTTTCGGTGGGTTTGAGCAGTACGGACACCACTTGTCGTCACACGTAACATTTTTCAATACAGAGTGGAACGCATGTGGACACTTGTCGCACTGAAACCAGCATTGTTTATCTGAACCCTTGAATACGTCGCGCGGTTTGACGTCGTCGTTCTTCTCATAGTGCCAATGTGCGCTCTTCGGATGCGATGCGAACGACTTTTCATGGCACACTTGACACGCTGGGTTATCGCATAACTTTTTGTTCGCGCAGTATGGACACCACATGCCGTGACACACGTTGTTCAATCGAACATCGAAGTCGTGTGGACACTTGTCACATTTGAACCAGCATTTCTTATCTGTATTTTTGAATACGTCGCGTGGTTTGACACCGTCGTTCTTCTCGTAGTGCCAATGTACACTCTTCAAATGCGATGCAAACGACTTTTCATGACATGTTTGACACAATGGATCATCGCATAACTTTTGGTTCGTGCAGTAGGGACACCAGCTCCCATCACACGCCACATGGGTCAATCGCATATCGAACGCGTGTGGACACTTGTCACACTGAAACCACCATTTCTCGTGTGAACACTTAGAGACGTCGCGCGGTTCAACGCCGCCGTTCTTCTCGTAGTGCCAAAACGTGCTTTTTGGGTGCGATGCAAAGCTACGCTCACGGGTTTTAGGGCGTCTCGGGGCCATATGTAAGACTACATCTAGGCTTCCTTTTAACTAGAACTTTTAGCGAATCTATCTTTCAAAACATTAGATTCGGAAAAAGTTATTTTCGTGTCGCGAGCGCATCGAGAACGCCGATCGTGAACACCCCCGCTATAAAGAAGAACACACACATGTTACACTCGGTATTATCGTTTCCCTGAGCGAGAACGCGACGCGCGACGGGCATTTTT